CATGGTCATCGATCCTTCGGGCAGAGGAGCCGATGAGACCTCGGTATGCATAGCATCTACAGCAGGTGGTATGATCTACATCCATGAACTCATAGGATGGGATGGGGGATACAATGATGTCGTATTAAATAAAATTGCCAAACTCTGCGTGGAGTATGGTATAAAGATGGTAAGGATTGAATCCAACTTTGGCGATGGTCTGTTCTCCAAGGTCATCACTCCCTTCCTGATCGAGCATTGCGGTCGCATAGGGATCGAGGAGTTCAAGGTGTCTGGTCGGAAGGAGGCACGAATGCTTGAGGTTCTGGAGCCGGTAATGGCTCAGCACAGGCTTGTGTGGGACCGCAGGGTAGCCAAGGATGAGAAGAACCAGATCCAACTCACAAGGCTCACAGACGAGCGTGGGTGCCTCAAGCATGATGACCGGGTGGATGCCTTGGCTAGTGCCGTGGACTTCTACAAGGACATGATGCAATACAATACGGATAAGTTGGTAAAGGAAAATAGACAAAAGGAATGGGAAAGGACGGTTGCTAGTTGGGCTAGCAACTTCAGGGCATCTGAGTGGATTCCGCACAGCGGAGCAATCAGGGAACTCACTGCTCAGCCAAAGGAAAAAAAGCGTAACCAGTGGGGATGGAGGTAACATATGTTTGCACAACTTGCTTTAGGTGCCGGTATAGTAGGCGGTCTTTTTCAAGGAATTGCAGGAGTCTTTGGTGCCCAGCGAAGAGAGCAACAAGCACAGCAGGCTTGGGTCCAAGGGGAAATGCAGAAGGCTATTAATAATGGCAAGTCTTTATTCAATGCATCCTATGCAGAGATGCAGCAGAATGAAAGAAATGCCGCAATTCAAAGATCGGCTTATCTTTACGAAAGCGATTCGCTTCGGGTTCTTGACCAGCAAAAATCATTTACTCAGGGGGAACTAAGCAAGACCTACCGTCAAATGAAGGGGGCATTGGCAAATAAATTGGTATCTTCTAGGATTTCAGGAGGAACATCCAAAGCCCTATCCTTATCTCAAAGTTCTAACTTCCTTAGACAAGCAATGCAAGCAGACCAAAACTTTAAACAGACAGAAGCAAACATTACTAGACAAATGCAGAACATGATGGCACAGCAGAGATTCGATCTTATCATTCCCAACATGCAACTCCCAAGCCAGAAGCCAATTGGCGAATCCTATGGAGCATTGGGTGTTCTTGCCGGTGGGCTTGGTGGTCTTGCATCTGGTCTTGGCTCGTATGCACAACTTCATGGTGCTGGTCTATCCACTTGGAGCAATAGCCCCGGTGGTGGGACAAGCAATGACTTTTTCCCTATGGGTGATAGAGGAGGTCCAATAGAATGATAGATCCAAGAATGCTTAGGCCGGATGCCATTGCACCAACAACGGATATCGTAACACCATCTCCTCAATACTATGGACAGGGACAAGTGGTTGGCGGTCAGGTTCAATTGGGAGATGTGTATGGTCAACTACCTAGCCAATCCCAAGAAGAGTATCTATATGGAAACCTAGCATCCATGGCTCAATCGGCAATGAGCATGTTCAAGTTCCCTGCACAGATGCAGGAAGCAGAGATGCAAAGGAAGACCCAACAGGACAGCGATAAGTTGTTTGAATACTCGGCTGCACAGAATGAACTACAGCAAGCACAACTCAACCAACAGGGAACCTTCAGATGGAACAATGAGGATTATGATATCAGCAATCCTGAGTTGTTCAATTCTCTAGGGTTGAAGATGCAAGAGTATTTCCTGAGTGGAATGCAGACAAAGAGAGGCATAGCCCAAGCAGCGGAAATTAAGACTGAATCTCTTGCCAGAAGAAACCAAGATGTTGATGGAAGAATCAAGGAGTTGATGGTCGAGTGGAATGAGGCATATGAAAAGTTTTCTGTGGATAATTTGCTGATTGAGCCAACAGCGTTTTACAGTGCTTTACAGTCAAACCCAAGACTAACAGAAATACGAAATCAAATACAATCTTATAGAGATACTGATTCTACAACAATGGAATCAGCACTTGCTACTATATTCAAAACAGAATATGATGCATTTAAAGCACAAAGAGAATATATTCTTCAGTCAGGAACAGAAATACTAGTTAATACCACAGGAGAAATGGTTGAGGCTCTGCCAGAAATCCTTCCCCTTATTCATAGTCCATTTGGTCCAGCGGCAGTTGCTGAGTGGTTAGGTCCAATTGAAAATCCAGAACCATTGTTTGCTCAGATTGGTTTGATTAAGAATCCATCAGATCAATGGGAAATCCAAAGCGGATCGTTATTGGATAAAATAGGAGAACAGGGAACAGTAAGAGATGTAAAAGAACTTGTTTCTGTTGTTCTCAAACATAGTTTACAAAGCAATACTGCATTTGCTAATGACCTTGAAAGAGAATCCTTTGCTAATAATGTTTCATCTAGGTATAATCAACAATTAGTGAGGATATCAAGCATTTATTCCAAGATGCGGATCAATCGCGCTCAACAAGAAAGAGCCGCTGCTTTAGGTCTTGGGAGAAACGACTATATAAAAGGAACATCAACTGATAATCCATCTGAGTTTTTTACTGGGGTAGATGAAAAACAAGCAGCAGAAACAACTATTGTATCTTTACAAAGCCCAGAAAACAATCGAAAGGGTACTGACCTTAGGGAGTTTATTGAAAAGGATGCTATGGATGCAGTCAGGCATAACCTAGGAACTCCCGGCATTCCGTTAAGCACAAGAGAACAAAACTTTGCTAGGCAATACCTAGGTGGTGTAAAGGATCTAGTTTCCACCGGCATGTATGAGATGCGAGATGGACAAATGTTCCTCTCAGAAAGAGGAGCAAAAGAAGTTCAAGAACGATCAAATGCAATTGTTCGGAAAGTAATAAACGACCCCGCATACCTTAATCTGTTTATAACTGAATTGGATTCATTAGAGTGGAGAGAGAAGTATAGACCCGGAACATACAAAGATATTAAATCTTTGGAAAGAGCATTGAATGCAGACTTCATTGGTTTGTTTAGGGAATACTTTCCATCAGGTAATCTTTCCAATGAGGATATCTTAAAGGGCATTGGTGCTATGGATACTCTTGAGGGAGAACCTATGCCTCCCGGCGTAGCCAAGTTGTTTGATAGACCAGCAACCAATATGTTCCAAGGCGTGATAAAGAATATCCTTGCTGCCCACAGCAGACAAAGAGAAAATGAAGCAAGAGATGCTGCTGCAATCCCAGATGCATGGAAGGCATTCCAAAAAGACACAACTGAATTGTTAGCAGACGATAGTCCAGAAACACTAGCCGTGATACAAATTTTTGAAGAGGACTTAAGTAAGGCAACTACTGATCGAGAAAAAGCAATAGTGTTTGCTGAGTATGCAAACAAGCCTTGGATGACTTCTGTAATGATGGCAAACCTATCTAGAAAGCATCAACAGATTCAACAAAGAATGGCTGTTGCTAATTATGTAATTGGGAGAGTGGAACAAGGAGCATTAGCACCAGATACTCCTCCTGAACTAACCTTCCAAGATTTTACTAGAGAATTAGAAATAAGAAACCCAGCAGAGTTTTGGTCTAATCCAAAGTATTTTGATGCATCTACACAGAAATTTACAGACGAAGGACTAAAGTCTTTCTCGCTTTGGGTGTCACCATTCTTTATGGGTCCAATGATTACAGACGCAAAAAGACAAACGGTTGCAAGTTTTATGACAGAAGTGTTTCGTAGTGAATCAGTATTTACTAATGATCCTACTTCTCAACTTAAAGGTATTCCTGTATTGATGTTAGCAGAGTTTGTTAGTGCCGTTGGATCGTCAACATTCCCCGGAATAGCGGAAGCACACTTTCAATCAACTAACAGAATTCCTGCAAGCATTAAAACAAAAGATGCTAGTGGAAATGAAGTTGATTTAGACTTGTCTTATGATCCAAATGTATTCCGTCAACAGGGATTGTTTGAGGCTGTGTTTGGAAATCCAAATCAACCAACAACAAACCTACAACTTAACATAACAAGAAAACTTGCTCATCAGTTTAGAGGAATGCCTAACTTAGATAGACAGGCTGTTTTAGATACTACACAAAAACTAGTTAGATCTGCTACCCTTGTCTTATCACCCGGAGTTAGCAACTTCCAAGATTCAGGAAACATAAGATTTGGAAGTGCTGGTCCAGTTGGAAAAGTAGGATCCTCCGAAAGAGATTTCTACCCAGAACTTGGATCAGATCTTAATCAGGCTACAACAAGATCTTTAGCAAATGGGGATATCAAAAGTTATGTAAATGCACTAACATCCATTAGTAACTTATTTTTAAATCCAAATGAACCAGAGGTTGTTGTAACAGATGACAACAGACACTTAGTTACAAAGGATATTACACTAAGTTCTGCTGAATATCTAGAAGGACAAGGCATTCAATTGTGGCTTCCTATTCCAGATAGTTTTGCATATAAGTATAATGAAGCAGCAACAGAAGAAGACCGCATTAAAAAGGGTGATGTGCTTCCTTTGTGGGGAGGACCAAAATCAATTGTTGGAATATTAAATAAAATGAGTGATGAATATCTTTATGATCACTCTAAATGGAAACCCCTTACCCCCTCATTTGGCTCAGAAAAACCGGGAACATTAGAGCATGATATGTTGTTAGCAATATATCAAAAGGCTCATGGAACAATGAACATTTCAGGCTTTGGTCAAAAACCACTTATGGATTCAACCCTTTCAATAATATCATATGGTGGAAAGAATCAAATGCTTCCATTAGGTGGGTCTGGAATTGCTGGAAGGCTTAAAAGTTTTCACAGTATTTCTGCACTTATTGATGGGCATACTTATGCTAATGGAACACTTCCAACAGCAGTTACAGAATATTCTGGGCAAACCAAAAGAATTAACCTACCACTAGCATACCATCATAATGGATCTCCAATCCCGTGGGGTTTTGGATCGCCAATCTCAGTTGAGAATTCAGATGGTGAAAAGGTTCCATTGTTCAACAACAAGAGCCATGAAGTTGCTTCCTTGTTCTTACTATCAAAACCAAACACATCATCCGATCCTGTTAAGTTTGCAAAAGCAAGAATCAGTTATCTAAGCAATAACATAACAACACCCAACCAATGGGAAACACTTAATGCAACGGTAAAGCAACAGGTTGTTGACCTTGCTTCTCAGAACCTAACCAATGCACAGTTCTTTGAACAGGCATCAGCACTCATTGAGCCAGCACTACCAAGAGGAACATTCTTCCCACCAGACTTTACAGGATTGACAAACAATAAGGCTGGGTTGCTGGATCGTGATTTTAGAAATGCTTGGGCTTCTGGTGGATATTATATTATGGAGGATGCAAGAGGAACCGGATACACAACCAACAACAACGGTCATGTTGTTATTGGGTTGAAGGGACGAGCATCAACTAGGATTCCACTTGATCCTGAACTTATGAGGCTTACAGACATGTCGGAACTTGGAACCTCATTGATTAAAGAGGAAAAGGAAAGACAAAAGCCCAGAACATCAACCATTCCTATGCAGGAAATGGGATATAGAATCATACCAATGAGTTCCAGAACAATGCTTGGTCCAGCACCAATTAATGACTACATGACTTACACAAGACAGTATGAGGGATCTAGAAGGGCTGTTTACAAAGACACAAGTGGACTTGCAACCATTGGTGTTGGGCATAACCTTATGGCACCTGATTCTAAAAAAGCAATACAGGAAGCATTTAAGGGAGAGATTTCCCACGATGATCTTGTTTCCGGCAAGGTATCGCTTACAGATGAACAAGTAGAAGCCTTATTTAAACATGATATTGAGAGACACCTACCAGTAGCACATAGATTGTTTGGAGGCAAGGAGAAGTTTGAAAGTTTCCCTGAGTGGTTACAGGTTGGTCTGCTTGATGGAGTATTCCAAGGTAGATTCAAATCAACACATACAACGGTAAAGGCAATTAGAGAAGGCGATTGGGAATTAGCAGCCAACAGCATCAATGATTCCAAGGCTTACAGAACAGCCCTTGCTGCTGCTGAAAAGAGAAAGGCAGAAGGCAAGTCCCCAATCAAGGGAGGAACTTTAGAAAGATACCAGCGTCTTGAAGAACTACTTAGACGAATGGCAGAAATGCAAAGGACTCAAGTATGAGCATCTATGATTGGTACAAATACAGGGAAGAGCCATCTGCTGCTGAGCAAAGCCGTCAGGAGATGAATAGAAGATTATATGGCATTGTTGCTGGAGATATATTAGAAGAGACTGAAGAGGATCAAAAGAATTTTTCAAAGTTCTTTCAAGACCTTGCCGTCTATTCAACCTTTTATGAAAAACGGGATCCAACAACATTTGGCAAAGCCATAGCAGAAGAACGTATACGAGAAGAGGAAGAAAAGCAGAGGGAAGGGGCTGTTAGGTTCATTGATCAACTGGTTGACCTAGGTGGTGGGATTACACCAAGAGGCAGAGAACTAAGAGATGAACTAGGTCTTGCTGCTCCCATCATAGGCATTGATTATGAAACAGGCAACATTGCATATACCAATCTAGACCAACAACAGGCAGAAGATAGGATAGCATTTACAAGTGAAAACATGCTTGCACTGGGAGGCGTAGAAACTGCATCAATCTATGGAGTAACTAGAAAGTATACTGGTGGTAGGAATATCTTTGGATCACTAGAACAACAGGCTCCTTCTTTATTTCAAAAACCGACAGAACAAGAACAAGAGTTTATCAAACGATCTCTTACATTCCAAGGATCGTGGGATAGGGTATTAGACCCACTGCCTTTCTTTAATGGAAGAACAGAAGGTAGCGAAGATGTTGATACAAATGTTTGGTTCCTTGAGAACGTAAGATCGTGGTTTGATGCAAGCATTCTTCCAACAGAAGCATTAGGTGGAAAAAAGCAAGAAGGATGGGATGGATCAAAAGCATGGGGCGTGTTGCAAGAATACCACCCAGACTTTGCTTCATATCTTGTCACGGTTGCTGGAGTCAATCCAGATGACCTAGCCAAAACCCCAAACCACTGGGAGTTTAGATATGCAGTTAACAATGCCATTGAGATGTCCAACATCTATGCTGTGCTTGAAAATGCCAGACGAGACAGAAACAATTGGGAAGGAGCATTGAACTTTGCTTGGAACTTCCTTAGGCAATCATTTAGATCGGCAGACATGCCACTTGAACTTGCCCTAACTGCTGCATCATTTGGGGCATATGGTGCAGTCGGTATTGGCACCATTGGACTAAGAGGAACTAAGGCATTGTCATTAGCCAAATCATCTTATGATGCAACTCAACTTATTAGAAATACTGAAAGACTTGCTACAGCAACATCAAGGACAAATAAAATTTTGTCTGGAGCAAGAACAACGCAAGCATTACTTGTTCCAAGCAATTGGGGACAGATACTTACTAGTAGCATATTCAATAGAAAACTAGCAACCGAAGGAGTAAGGTGGGGTTCCAATTACAACTGGGGTTCTAGGTTTATGCTTATGGCTCCTATTGATGCTGGTCAAGGATTGGTTGAAGGATTCTTATATGGTCTTCAAAACCAATTGACTGACAACCTATCTTTTAGCGGAGAAAGATTATGGATGGAAACTTGGTCAGAAGCCGCTGGACAAATGGTGTTTGGTAAGGTATTTAGAGGATTTAACCAAAGCGTTGGCATTGTTGCAAACAAAGCAGGGGTTGGTTTGTATGGGTCTGCTGTATGGAGTGCCGTATCAAAACCATTTGATCCATCATTGGTTCGGATGATAGAATTACAGGCACAACTAAACAACTCAGAACTTAATATTGATCAAATAGAGCAAGCATACTTAGGTGCATTCTTGCAACTTCACCAGCACGCAGCATGGCAAGGGATGACTGGAGATAAGAGGGGAATGATGCCAGCCCATGTTACTCAATTTATGGGAGTTATCCAATCTGCTGCAAAACAGAAGGGAGTAAACATTGACGTTGTATCCTTGGCTGCTGGGGTTTATGATTCTCTTCCTGTTGATTCAGATACTGGAGAAAAGGTAAAACTAACCGAGGACGAAGCAGCCATGCTTTTAATTGGATCAACGCTTGACCAGTTGTCATCAAGAGGATTGA